TTCAAATTTAATTAAATAAGTTCCTTCAAGTAATGGAACTATTTTTTGTGTCTGACTACCTGCTGCTGCAACCACAATCTCCTGTGCATCTTGCCATTTCGCTCCTGTGGTCAAGGAAGAATGTCTGATAAGAGTTTTACCTCCTAATAACACATCAAGTTCTGTGGCACGATTCCAACTTAATATCGCACTTGATTCATCTATAGGAAGTAAAGTTACACCACTAACATTAGTTGGAGGAGCAGTCTTACCAGTAGCTATAAAGAATGGCTCTTGTGGTTTTGTGGGTAATGTTGATCTAAGCCCTGATGCACTGACACTATATACTTCAATTTCATAATTACCTGCAATCGTATCTAAGATCTCATAACTCTTAGTTCCTTCTACAGTCCTAGATACATAATTACCATTTTCCAGTCTCCATCTAACATAAGCATTATCGGTAGCATTAGTCCAACTAACGATAATTTTAACTCTTGCAATACCAGTATTTTCGTAAATAACTTCTTCTGCCGTTACACCTGTAGGAGAAGCTGGAGCAACATCCAAATTAGTAACATCTCTAGGAGTAAGAGCAATACCACTCTCTATATGATTGTATTTTCCTGAATTATATTGACTTGCAATAACTACATAATTAGATCTATCCTGTTCCTTAACCTCTAATACTCTCCAGGTAGAAGTTAAAATATCGTTTGTTTGATAAACCCAAACACTATTAACATTAGGGGCTGCTGAAAAACTTTGTCCTAAATTAACGACATCATCTACAATTGAGGTAACTGTCTTATTTTCAACGCTTCCATCAGGAAGCACGGCAGATAAAGTAGCTCCTATTTTGTAGGTTAAATCTGTTGTATTGTCTACCGTTACAGAATTTGTTGTAGCAGCCTGGATACGACCTCCTCTACGTTCTCCACTTCTTACAGGATCAGCTATCTCAATAATCTGTCCAGGTCTAACGATAACTCCAGCATCTACGGAAGTCCCAAAAGTAACAACCTCACGCTCTACATTTTCCATGTAAAGTAACCATTTTGCTAGGCGATTTGCCTGACCCCTACTTGTACAGGCAAAGGCATTAATATTTTTAATTACTGTTCCATAACGAGTTTGGTTTGCAGTATCAATAACTTCTTCATAATTTATATCTCGTAAATCTAAATCTAAATATTTAGCAATCACTACAGTAGGTCTTGTTTTTTGACTCGCATTTGAATATGTAAATCCTGGTTCTAGTACATTAGCGAGAGTAAATAAATAACTAGAATCTTTAGGAGCATCCTGTGTAATAGTTAAACTACCAGCTTGGTAATATGGCATGGCTCTAAAAACAGAACACATCTGATTTATTACGTTATAGGCTTCCTGTTGATTCTGGATTGATACATTACAACTAAATCTAGGCTCTGTGTTACCTGTTCCTGTACCATCGTCTATTTGGGCAGAACAATAAACAGACGCTTGATAAAAACTAAATTTATCTAAGTCAGCTTCGGCAAGATGAGCACCCAAGCCATATCTAGAAGAGGTTAAAAGATCGTATAGACACCAAGCAGGATCATTTGTGTATTGAGCAGCACCTAATGTCCCATTAAACGTGCCAGTGTAGGACAAACTACCGTCTGTTCTTACTGTTGCGTTATGAGGAATTTTTATTTTAGTTCCTTTTACTAAATATTTTCTTGTAGGTATAGAGGTAAATTGTTCAGCGTCAACCTTTAACCCGACTAATGCACTGTTAGGGTATGTCCTCTGGTCATATTTTATTTCTACATAACTATTAAATTGAAATTCATTAGATAATTTAGCTGAACTACTGTCATCTGTAATTCTAGTAACTTTTATGTTGACAGGAAAAGCACCGTCTAAATTGATTAAATAATCTCTAAGGTAAACATCAGGAGTTCTACCTGCAATCGTTCCTGCATTACCAGATACGACAGTTGAATAAGATCCTCCAGAATATTGAACAGCAATTTCCAGTTTGATCTCTGAACCAAAAATATCCCCTTCACTGCTAATCCTCTGTAAAGCAGGAACAGTAATATTTACCGAAACAGCATCTACATCTGAATCTGTAATCTGAATTACTTTTGGTGAAGCCTTGGGAACAGTAGAAAAACCTGTAGATTTTGTTGTAGAGACATTTCTAGTTATGGGAATTACCGTCTGGCTAGAGGTTCCGTTTCTTACTTCATAACTGACATCCTTAAAATTAAAAGTACCATCAGCAGCTTGTAATGGAGTGTTATTTAAAAATATAGATTTTGCACCATCAACCAAGCCTCCTATTTCTCCCTCTCCAATAAGATCAAGAACTCTAGCAAAACTTTTAGAATCTAAATTATCTTTGGCCTCGGTAGGAGTTCCACCTCCACGAACACCACTTTTTCCACCACCACCACCTGATCCAATAATTTTACTCATACTTCCACCTGCTCGTTATCAATAGCAGCCGATACCACAATAGAACCAGTTAATGTAGTTCCATAAATAACAGGGACAGCTACTCCAGCACGACTTGTATTCTGTATCCCACTAAAATTAAAAGATAAACGAGGATCTAGTTCTCTTTCTGGAATCGTTTCCAGAGGAGTAAGCATCTCAGATATTCCAACCAACGCTAAAGCGATACCTATGTTACCTGCCATCGCAGCAGCAGCACCCCAACTAAGAGCACCCGATGTCGTTCCAAATGTTGCTCCTGATCCGCCTAATCCTACACCAGCAGCAGGAGCAAGAATCGCTACTCCTATTAAAGCAGCCCCTAGTAAAAATCTTCCAAATCCTCTTCCAGCACCTCCAACAATGGGAATAATCTTTAAATCTTCTTGTCCATTAGGATAATGTAATTCATCTTCCCCTATTTCCCAATCTCCAACGGCAACTTTGTAATGTCTATCAGCCATATGAGCTTCTAATTGAGGAAAATTAACAACTAAAAACCTAATAGCCTGTGCAGCATTACTTACTTCAGCTTCAAAAGTCTTTTGACCTAGAAACTTTGCTAATTCTCCGTACAGCTTAATTTTACGCAGCATAACGAATCCTCTTACCTGTACATTTTAGCAACCATTCGTCTAATAAATCACGACTTGATAATCTATGTTCTAAATGGTGTAAAACGGTTTGTTCTCCTAAGTAAACACCAATATGATTTAATCCGCTACTACAAATTGACATTAATAATAAATCTCCCTTTTCTAAATCCTCCTCTTCTTTCAATTCTCTAAATCCTGTTTTTGCAAAACAACTTGCAAACATTGGATTCTTTATAAAATCATCTGGATCGTTTGGTCTAATCCAATCTATAAGTTCTATTCCTAATTCTTCTTTATACCAATCTCTACATAGACTCCAACAATCAGTTACACCCCAAACCCACTGTCTACCAATTAAAGGTGCTTTATATCCACAAGGTTCACAATAACCCCATTGTTTTAGATTAGGTTGAACGATCCACCACTTAACACCAGATTTCTCACAAGAAACTTTATCCGCTTCACTTGGTTGAGGACTTGTTACTGGATGGCTATGGACAACAGCACTTATCTCTCCATATTTATCTTCAGCATTAGCCCAATCATCTGGGTCTAAAATAAACTGATCTTTAGGATCTACAGCTAAATTCTTACAAGGAATGTACTTTTCCTTACCTTTAACGACAACCAAAAGACCACAAGATTCTCTAGGATCTTCCTTTATTGCGTGTTCAAGGGCTTTATCTTTCCACATTATGAGTAAAACGAACCAACACCAGGGAAATCAGCAGGTAAAACTTGACGTTTTGGTAATCTTACCCCTTGAAGATCAAAACTAGCAGCAAGCTCAAATTGTACAATGTCTCTTGTTTCCATATTCTTGCGATCCACAAAGTATACCTCGTTAGGAAATGTGGCAGTAGAGTCAGGTGTGCCATGAGGGTTGTCTCCAGATTCCTGAATTATATAACTATCATTTTCTTGTAATAAAACACTTCCAGTTTCTAATAAAATATCTCCAATGGCAAAGTTTTCATGGTCGATATATCTTTCTAAAGTTCTAATCCTTGTAACTTTTGCTCCTTCTAATCCTTGAGGTAAAGTCAAAAGTAATGTTGTAAAAGTTCCTAAAATATTAGATACAGTTAATTTTGGTCTTGGGAGTTGTTTTCCATTAAACTCAAAACCACTAGCTTCTATTGGCATCCTTGTATATTCAATATTGTTAAAAACTAAATTGCTATTATTATTTTCACTCACTCCATTATGAAAATAATAAGTTGTATTTGCACCATGAATTGTGGTATCTAGTTGTAGCTGAAAAAGTTCAACAATATTACTAGGATTTATCTTCTGTAGTTCTGATACAGGAGTAGCCATTAGGGTTCAAATACTTGTTGAAATGTCATGTTTAATGTAGCTCTATTTTTATAAGGTATTGTCTTAGTCCAACCTGCA